CCAAGAACGCTAAAAGAAATCATTGACATAGAGATGCGTGATGCAACTATATGCAAGATGCAAGCTGAGAAGTCCCTTGAGTACGCTACTAGCGTAGTTGAATACAACCGTCAGCGCATCCGTAGATTGGAAGAGAAACTTGCAGAACTAGGAGAACAAGATGCTTGAAACAGTTGCTTGGGCAGTTATGTTGCTTGTCATGGGTGGTGCAATCGTGGTGATTATCGGTGTAGCAATATTTATGATGAGTAGCGAAGAATGAAAAAAGAAGACCTAGCAAGCCTGTTAAGACTGACTGGCGTAGACGATAACGCTGTGACCTTAGCCATGAATGCCTACGAAATAGGTTATGAAGAGGCTAAGTACGAAGCAATAAAACAATCACCAATTATTAGGGAAGGAAAAAAAGATGGAGAAGATTCGACAGAAGTTTGAGCTTTGGATGGCAACCAAGGGGAAAAGTGAGATGAAATGGAACGGCAAGAGGTATGGTCACCCAAGAATACAGATGCAGTGGATCGCATTCTGTACGGGTTGGGCAATGGGTAATGAATAAAGGAACAAAATGTTAAACATAAAACTAATCGTCATTGATAAGGGAACGCAACCGAGAGCGGAGATCAGTCAGGAAACTGTGGATGACTACGCATTAGCGATGGAGAGCGGGGACAAATTCCCGCCAGTTACTGTCTTTAATGATGGTGTATTCCACTATTTGGCGGATGGATTCCACCGCTACTTTGCCCACCTAAAGCTAGGCAAGGCGGGGATCAACGCTGATGTAGTGGCAGGGACGCTACGGGATGCCAAGCTGTTTAGCTACAAAGCCAACAGATCCCACGGCCTACGCCCCAGTATGGAAGACAAGCGTAAGAGTGTCCTAGATATGCTCAACGATGCTGAGTGGGGTAAGTGGAGTGACCGAGAGATAGCTAGGCATTGTGGTGTTAGCCACCCGTATGTTGGAAAACTCAGAGCCTCACTAGCCACCCCGAAGGAGGAGAAGCGCAAGTTCACAGACGGGGAAGGTGTTACCCGTGAGCGCAAGGTCAAGCCCAAGGAAGTGGAAACGTTACCAGAGCCACAGCATGACGAGAAGGATGAGATGGTAGATGCCCTGATCGCAGAGAACGAGAAGCTGACAGAGCAGTTAGCCATTGCATCCATAGACGGGACAGTAGAAGATAAGAGCATGGCTGAGAAGCTGATAGCAGAACTAAAAGAAGATCTACGCCTAGCTAAAATAGAGATCGTAGCGGTCACCAAGAGTAGAGACTCATTCCAGTCAGAGAATGCCCAACTAAAGCGCCAAGTGGCGATGCTACAAAAGAAACTGAAACAGTATGAATAATGCTTCTTGGAGGGAAGTATGGCACTAGAACTAAGACAGTACCAATCGGACACGCTAGAAGCTCTCCGAAATGGATTTGCTATGGGCAACCGCTCTCAAATCTTATATGCCCCCACGGGGGCGGGTAAGACAGAGATGGCTATTGCTCTGCTTGAAGCCGTAAAGAAGAAGGGCAACAAGGCGGCAATGCTATTGGATAGGATCGTTCTATGTGAGCAGACTAGCCAGCGGCTAAACGGCTATGACATAGACCACGGAGTAATGCAGTCAGGCCACTGGCGGTATCGACCTTATGAGAATATCCAAGTCTGCTCCGCCCAAACACTAGAGAAAAGGGGTGACTTCCCCGGCCTCGACCTCTTAATCGTGGACGAAGCGCACCAGACCAGACAGCAAACAATGGAGTTCATCAAGAACAATCCACACATTCGGGTGATAGGACTTACAGCCACCCCATTTACCAAAGGATTGGGCAAGACCTACTCCAATGTAGTCTCGACAGTAACGACCAAGCAGTTGGTGGATAAGAAGTTTCTAGTTCCTCTCAGGGTGTTTATCTCTACGGAGATTGACATGACTGATGCCAAGAAGGTGGCCGGCGAATGGAGTCAGAGAGAAACCACCAAACGGGGCATGAAGATCACAGGCGATATCGTTGCCGAGTGGATCAAGAAAACACATGAGATATACGGAAAGCCACGCAAGACAATCATCTTCTGTTCGGGAGTAGAGCATGGGACAGATCTATCTAGGAAGTTTGCAGAGCATGGTTACAACTTTGTAAGCATCAGTTACAAAGATGATGATCAGTTCAAGGCGGATGCTATTGAGGATTTCAGCAAGCCAGATACAGAGATACACGGGCTGATAGCTACTGACATTCTCACTAAAGGATTTGATGTTCCAGATGTAGTGATTGGAGTATCTGCCCGCCCATTCTCCAAGTCTTTGTCCTCTCACATTCAGCAGATGGGTAGGGTGATGCGCTCGTATGAGGGGAAAGAGTTTGCCCTATGGCTAGATCACTCAGGAAACTACCTCAGATTTCGTGGTGATTGGGATGAAGTCTATGAGAACGGGGTTCAAGAACTGGATGATGGCAAGGAGAAAGCCAAGAAAGAACCCACCGAGAGGGAAAAGAAAGAGTCCAAGTGTCCCATCTGTCAGCATTTATGGCCGTCAGGATCAGATACTTGCATCCATTGTGGTCATGTCAGGGAGAAAAAGAACAAGGTTGAGGTAGAAGCTGGTGTTCTACAAGAACTAACTGGCGCAATGACACGGGAAGACAAACAGGCGTGGTGGTCACAGCTTCAGTGGTATGTCCGTAACCAAGGGTGGTCGAGCGGTCGAGCCGCGCATACTTATCGGGATAAGTTTGGAGTATGGCCTAGAGGGTTACACGATACCCCCACCCCACCATCCCATGATGTAGTTAAGTTTGTAGACAACAAGATCAAAGCCTACATTCGGAAGATCAAGAGGAGTAGATAGTGGATTTGATTTCGTATTGCAGGGCGCATGGCATCCTCATAGACCATGTTCCCCCGATAGGGCAATGGAAACGTTACCAGACGGATGATCACCCCAACAAGAGAAACGGGGCGGTCAAGTTTATGGGGACTCATGCCTTTGTGCAGAACCATGCCGTAGATTCTGAAGTGTCCGTATGGAAACCTGATGATAGCGTGGAGATTAACTACACAAAGATCGCTCGGATGGCACAAGAAGCCGACAAAGATCGGCAGAAGAAACAACAAGAAGCCCAAGACAAAGCTAATCGGATGATCCAAGAATCAGTCTTCGCTTTCCACCCGTATCTAAAGAGCAAGGGTTTTCCCGAAGAGACAGGGAATGTATGGGTCAAGGATAAGAACAAAATCCTTCTGATCCCTATGCGAGTGGACAATGTTGTGGTCGGTTGCCAGATGATCTCGGAAGACGGGGATAAGAAGTTTCTACTGGGACAACGAACCTCGGATGCCACCTTCGTGTTTAACAACGGGGGTGATCCGTATCTATGTGAAGGCTACGCTACGGCTCTGTCTCTGAGGTATGCGCTACGGGGATTAAAAAAGAAATACAGCATCCATGTTTGTTTCTCTGCGGGTAATCTGTTGAAGGTTGCACAGAAGACGGGCGGGATGGTGGTAGCTGACAATGACGAGAGTGGAACTGGCGAAAGAATTGCGAAGCAGACAGGGCTACCCTATTGGATGAGCGATAGAGTCGGAGAAGACGCTAACGACTACCACCAAAGGGTAGGACTGTTTAAGTTCACCCAAAGCCTAAACAAATCAATTATGGTAGGAAGATAGTAGGCACTTCTCCACCCGTAGGTGTTTCCTATTCATGGACTCTAGGAATTGGAGGTTGCCTATGATCTCCATCCCTAGATCGAATGCGTTCTCCCCTTGTCCCACGAAGTCAGAGCGGGCGGTAACATTACCATCCTCATCTTCCATCAGGAACAGGGCGAACAGGGTTGTTGCGGGTTTGGTCATGGGTTGAGTTTAGCGTTCATTTCTTGTGCTATGTAATCCTTTAGGATCTCTCCAATATTCTCACCCTTTTGTCCACTAAAGACTTCTCCCGCAAGAGTGCCAGTAGGAACATCTAACATTTCTTGGATCTTGGCACAAGCTGAATTTAATGCAACCTCTGCTATGTAGTCAATGTCCCAACACTTACAGGGAAACCCATCATTTGCGGGGCAGTATGGTTCGTGTCTTTCATGTAAGCATGGCTCAAACTTGATAACTGGGAAGTTGATAGTGGAAAGGTGATCGTGATAGAAAAGGTTATATGAAGGATAGACCACCATGCATTCATCATTTAATCCTATGCACCTACCATCTTTCAGTTGGATAAAGTCCACCATACACCCGCCACCCGTGTTCTCGGTGAAGGTTTTCTCTATGTAATAAAGCTCGGATAGTTTCTTCTGATAGTCTTTGGCATCCCGCCAAACTCCTAGTGAATCAACAATGCTTGTGTAGTCGCATGAATAATTCATGTGATCGGTTTTAAAATATTCCTCTAAAAATTCCATCACTTCTTTATATTGATGGTGCGCTACATTCCCGCAGTATGAGTTTGCGAATGCCTCTCGTTCTACTGTGTTCATTATTTTCCCCCGTTAATTTC